GCCATTTCATTTTCCTTTCTTTTCTTCGTCTGGTTTCAATCGCTCAATATGACTTTCAATCACCTGTTCAATAATGAACAGAAATCGTGTAGCCATATGACCTGTAACACCTGCTGCCGCTGCGCAAAGACCGAGAGGCTGATCAAGAGCATCCAGCGTCATAAAGACTCCCATACCGACAAAGCCGGAAGTAAAGACCTCACCGATCAGCTCTATAAAGTTAAAAGGCCTGGTTACACCCGATTTCACTTTCGCGTACCAGTTGAGAAGCCCACCGGAACAGGCCATGATTAGGCCAATAAGCCAGGTGGCCGTTGTCCAACTTAGAGGGTCTTTTTCGGGCATAATGGCTTTCCTTTGTTAGAAATCTTTTAACTCGTAACAGTCCCAACGACGTCATGCCTGAACTCGTAGTTCCCTACATGACCGACATTCCAGGACAAATTATGATCCACGAAGAGTTCGATTCCGGCCTTTTCACACGCCTCACAGAAAGTCCAGTCCTCTCCCTGATAGGTATCCGCATGAGGAAGGTACTTCATTTCCCAGACACTATTCCCGATCTTGTCAAAGACTCTCATATCGATCAGCATGATCCCTGTGCCGATCCTCCAGACCTGTTCCAGGCTGTCATCATCCATATCGGTATAGACGATTTCTCCCTGTAAAGCCTCCGCCTTTCGGCGACCGGTCGGCTGGGCCGGAATACACTTCGTAACGCAGTTAGCAGCTACAACCATCTTGTGGTGCGAGGCAAGTTGGTGAACTGTGGTAACGGGGAAGGTATGGTCAGTGTCGATGAAGAGCAAATGGGTGGCCTTGGCCGCTTGCGCCGCCCTCACCAGCTCCAACCTGTTCTTGGGAAGAATACTCGACTTGACATTCACCACCCGCAGTTCCTGGGAGGCGTAACCCGGAACCTTAACCTTTGTGAAATTTGCCACAAGGCTGATTAGATCGACCGCGAAGTCAGCGTACCAGAAGTTTCCACTCGGCACACCTACGACACAGTTGAAGTGTTTTCCCGCAACAGCAAGTTTCCCTGCGGATAGTTTATTGCTCATCGTCGTCATCCAGAAGTGAATCAAATTGGTTCTCGTCCGTGATGATCTCGGCGTCGAAGTCCTTGATTGAGATGGAGGAGAGAATCTTTTTCGGATCGCTGTAATCTTCACGCTGGTCGAGGGAGCGAATCTTTCCCCTGATCATCACCCGAACTGTATCGCCGACCTGCAGACCAGAGATTTCCTCGGCCTCTTCGAAGTCGACCGAGATGATGGGAGAGTACAAACAGTCCATTCCCGCTACACATTTTTCCTCAGTAGAACTTACCTTTTTCTTCTTTGCCATGATAAATCCTTGTTAAGTTGATGAAAAAATGGGGACGATAATTCTGACTTTATCGTCCCCATCAATCCTCAGTCTTCTACCTTTCCGAGTCGGTTAGACCACGAAATTGCTGAGCCAGGCCATCGTCTTGGTATGCTGGAGTTCCAGACCGACTTCCGACAACCACTGACCCTTCGTCTCGTCCGCATCATTGGCCTGGATGTTATCCTTGAAGGTCGTATCCCGCATGGTGCGGTACTTGATGGAACTCGGATCGATGACCAGAGCGTCGTTGGTGAACCTGGAGTGGACGTTGAAAAGCGGATGGCTCTTCACGTAGATCGTCCCCTGCGGCATCACCCATTGTTGGAGCTTCATCCCCCACATATCGACGATACCATTGAAGTTCACACGACTACGCGACTGCGTGGCCGCCAACTTGTTCAGGGAATTCAAGAAGCCATTCCCCGCGAAGACGATCCGCTCGCTGCCGGCGCCGGAGTCGTAGTCAAAGACCTTGTAGACCGCATCGGTGAAGCTGGTTTCCGTCGGCGTCGTGGCGTAGATCGTGATCATGCTCGGCGCGTACTGCGAGAGGAACCAGAGCAGCCCACCGGTGAAGCGGATCGGCTTACCATTGGAGCCCGTACCTTCGAAACGCTTGCCAAAGATGAAGGCCATTTCCATCGCGACAGAGTGGTCGAACATCTTGCGCTTCTTGTCGTTCTTGATCGGATCACCAGTTCGGGTCTTCGTTCCCTTGGCCGTATTGGTAATGTCGTAGGTGGTCTTGAAGATCTGGCAATAGTTGTACAGCTTCGCCGGATTGCGAGTCGATGCCGACGGTGCGCCAGTACCTTCCGCGAAGGCGTTACCGATCTTGGTAAGCGTAATCGCGTTCGCGATACCAGTCGCCGCCGTACCCACTTGTCCGCGAGTCACCACCAGCGTGGTAGCGTTCGTTACCGAGCTCACCATGATGATTTCGTTCGAGTAGGCCGTGGTCAGCGTCCGCTCCACGAGGAACACGTCACCAGCCACGCAATCCTGCGCGTCAGTCACATTCGACGTAACCGTGATACTGGTATCCGTGGTAGCATAACCGGTAGTCCAGTTGATCGTCAAGCGCAGAGCGTTTAGCTCTTCTTCATACCAGGCGAATTCCGGGTCATTCGTCGACTCGGTTTTCATCTTCGAAAGCAAGGCGGTGAGAGGCGCCTGGCCGTTTGGGTTCCGCCAGAGAATCATCTCACGGAAATTCTTGGGGCGTTCGTCAGTCGCCCAATCGGTTGTACCGCGTAAGCCAGCAACAGCCATTTTAGTGCTCCTTAATAATCGTCCATGTCCTCAGCAAGTTGCTCCCACACACTCTTTGCTGGAGCGAGACCGCCTCCAGCAGCTCCCCTTGTCGGGGTAAAAGGAATAACGGGGGCGACTTGGGTCTGCAACACCGGTGGGGCTCCTGCCCCAGGTTGTGGCGCTGCGATCCCGAGAGAAGCGCGGACTAGGTTTCCAATAGCGATGGAGGCCACATCAGGCGTCGCGGTCGGGTTCAGCTTCCGATAGATCTTTCCCATTTCGAAGATCGCCGGTTCCAGCTGAGGATCAGCCAGGTCGGGATTCGCCTGATGGAAAACGGAGCGCGCATCCTGCTCCACCTTCTCGTAAGACTGCACCGAGCGCAAGACTTGTGGCACCATCGCCTGCATTGCACGCATTGCATTTTCCAGAACTTCCATATGCATCCGGGCCGCGAGCTGGGGCAAGACGACTTCGGGTTCGGTCAGGAGCTTTGCGGCGTCTTCATCTGAGACGGCGTAAAGGTTCTTGGCCAAATCCTGCATCTTCTCGCCACGCCAGGTAGCGTAGTCCGGCTGAGTAGACGGCTCCACTTTTGGAGCTTCTGGTTGGGTGACAGTTGGCGGTACCACCGAAGCTGCCTGCTGTGCTACAGGCGCTACCGGCGCGTCAGGAAGGACGTCGGCCGCTGAAACCGGAGCTGTTACAGACGCAGGAACGGCCGGTGCAGCCAGCGGGGGAACTTCCCCAGCCGACTCAACAACCTCTGCATCACCTTCAACAGTCGGGCCAGCGCTTCCATCCTCGTCCTGAACAAGTTCATTCGCTATATCAGACCAATTAACTGAGGAGTCCGTCGACTCGCCAGCAGATTCCTCAGCCGCAGGAGCGGCAGCACCACCCACGAAGCTTGTTTCACTAGGCATCTCTTCACAGTAGCCCAAACCAATATTCTTCCACCACATTTTACTTCTCCTCGTTATCTTTCACTGCTTCATTAAAGGCCACACACGATTCCTCATACATCGCCTCAGCCGTCGTACTACAGGAGAGTTTCCCCCTGAGTTCGCCCTTCATCCCCTCCTGTACGTAGGTATCTTCAACCGAACGGACAGGGGTGAAAATGATCTGTTCCTGCAAGCTGTCAGTCTGTGCCTGCAATGCTTGGCATAATGATACCCATGCCGGATTTTGAAACAAGTACTCCCACGACTTTTTTTGTTCGGAAGGACTCAGTTCCTCAAATTTCGCAGCCATCAGCCTGTACTCCCCATTCCCGGAATCTGCCCCGGTTCGTTGATATTCGCGCGAGCGGGAACGATATTACCCGCCTGCGCCTGTTGCTGCACTTGTCCGTCAGGTACGACCTGAACTCGGAACCTGTTCACATTCTTCAGTCCGCCCAGCTGCGCGACGAACGCGAAGATCTTCATCATGTCATAGCCCTGAAGCGCCCCCGGCACGCGCGCGAGGTTCCCGAGGAGCTGCTGCCAGAGATTAACCTGGGCGAAGCGATCAACTGGCATCGTCCCGTCCACAGGCACGAAGTCGAAGAAGCCGGCGATCATCTGTGGGTTAATGTCCATGTAAGCCTGGGCCCATTGCGCCTGATCCCCGACAATGCGGTACTTCTTCTCGGCCGTGTACAACTGCTGCGTACTCATCGTAAGCTTTTTTGTCAGCGGAGAGAAGCCGAGGGAGCTGAACCATTCGCAATTCGTCTTCAGGCGATTGATGCCGAAGCTGGTGGAGGAGCGCACCTCGGTCGCGGTCTTCCGGCCACCAGAGTTAACTGCCCCCATGATGTTGTCATTCACTCCCATGACGCGCTGAGCGAGTTGCCCAACGATATCAGAGTCGGCGAGATTTCCCCTGGTCACGTCGGAGACGGCGAACTGTTGCATCAGCGTGCGCACGTCCTGGCCGTAGCCGGCTGGCTTCAGCCTGATCATCTTCCCAGGCTCAGGTGTCTCCAAGTCGCGCACGTTCACCTTGGACGGATCGACCAGGAACATATTGTTCAGTGCTGCCCGCACGTTGTAAAAGTGGGAGTTGAACAGCCACTCCATCGTGCGGTTGAGCGGGGCGAGCACCTCGAGCATCCCCCTGTTAAACACGTTGTAGCCCTCGACCTCAAGCGCGAGCACGTCATAAGGGTAGTTGTTATGGACAAGGCCCAGGGGTTGCGCACTGGCCACGACCTCCTTATTGATAATGGTGAAGACCCACTTCTCCGGCCTGTTCGACGAGCTGAGCCCGAGTTCGCTCGGCACTACGTTCCAGTGGAAGGTATACTTGTCCAGCATCGAGGGATGCGTTCTCTTTCCCTCAACCTCTTCGTACATGGGAAGGTCTTGCCCTGGGAGATCGGTATCGTAGCCCTGGCCCTCCCGCGCTTCGCTCTGCCCACCTTCGCCACCCTTTCGGACTGTATCCAAATTGAACCAGACTCCGTCTGCCGCCTTTTGCGCCGCAGTCACCCAGCCGATCTTCTCGTACTCGATGCAGAATTCGCCCTCTTGGAAACGGTAGAGGGGAACGCGCGGATCGTGCATGAAGTCAGCCGGACGGACATTGTAGAGCCGATTCCCGCTATAACCTTCCACCTCGGTCGAGATAAGCTGTTGCTTCGCGGTCCCTGGAATCGGCATTCCGAGGAACGTCTTTGGCACCTCGGCATACTTCTGCATAGTGAAGACCTCGCGATCCCAGTAGTGCCCGAGAACCGAATGCCCATACTTGCCCACATCCATCAGCCAGATGAACATCGCGGGAAGCCCGCCACCAGAGATAAGCTGGTAGTCGAGCAGGCTCTCCATCGCCGTTTCCGCGTCCTGGGATTCCCCGTGTCGTCCCTTCACCTGCAGGACGGGATCACGAGCCAGAAACACACTTGTGTAGTACGTGTGTGAGGTGAGAAGCATCGCATAGCTGTACGGAATGGTGATCGTCGCGTAGTCGACCGAGCCTTCTTTTCGCTTATCCTTTCGCGCCTGATCCACTTCTTTCGCAGGGATGTAGCCAGTGAAAGTATCTTCGTTCTCCTTCCACTTCTCATGCCGCGCCTTCGCCTGTGCGTCAAAGCCCATCTTATGCCGCTGCTTAAACTGCCTGATGATCTTCGTATGGAGTTCCGAATTGAACGGAACCTCTTTGATGTAGGGTTGCAAGGTTGCCATTAGGGTGCGCTCCGAAATTCCAGCCTTCTCGTTGTCTCATCATCCTCGTCCACTACCTCGTACTCACCCTCGAGCCAGTCGCTCACGCCCTGCTTCTCTGCCCAGGTCAGGCCAATGGACACCATGTCTATCACGTCGTCGTGGCCTTTCATACCAGGTGTAAACTCCGTGTACTGCTCAATAAACTTCGTGTGGGAGAGGAGGCAGTAGAAGTTCTGCAGTCCGCTGACCGGGCCGAGATCCTGGACAATGCGATCGTGCTTGTGGCGCTTGTCCTGAACCTTGTACACGGGGATCCAGAGCCGCTGTTCCGCGAACGCCCTTTCCAGGTACCAAGCAAGCATCTTCTGATACGCCACGCTCTCCACAACTACGCCGATTGGCCTGTACCTGCGAATATATTCAAAGACGGTCTTCGTAACCATCTCGGGGTCTTGGCCTCTAGCGGCCTCATACTCGACAAGATAAACCTTCGGGCCTCGTATAGCAAGTACTCCCACCACGTTATCATCGGCCTTCGGGCCGGAGCTGGACGCCGGGTCGATAGCGATGATGTAGGTGGCCCTGGGTGGAAGCGTATCCCAATACAGGAGGTTCGCCGGATTGAACTTGGAGAGCTCCGTGGAGATCAGCTTGCATTCCTTCTCCTTCATCCATAGGGGGAGCTGGCCGACAAGAATCGCGTTCTGTTTCTTCGCCTTCAGCTCCGCTGTCGGGTAGCGGGCTGGCCATCGGCTCTCCCCGTTCTCGTCAAAGACGCCGTAGCGGAAGAACTTCCAGTCCGGGTTCGTCTCCAGCCCTTCGATCAGGTCGAACTTGGACTTGGGGGTGTCCAGGACAACTGCCTTGGCGTCGGGGGCTTCACTGGCCGGAGCAAGAGAGTTGAACAGGGCGCCGAAGACCAGGTTCTGCTCCTTCGCCCGCTGTTCGGGACTATCACTGGTTCCATCGGTCGAGGTGTCATCGCAGAGGATAAGATCAGGCCGATAGTCGTCGACGTTGTAACCACGTATCTGGCCAGTAACACCAAGGGCAATAAAGGTAATAGGAATGTCATAGGCTTCATGAATGATCTCGATGTAGTCGTCTGTCCACTTCGAACCCTTTCGCAGCCGGAAGGTGTCCGCCCAGAGCCGGTTGTGCTCGATCTGGCGCTTTATCCACCTGACGGTCAGGATACTGTGGCCCTGACTGGCGGAAACGATGAGGCCGAACCGGCTGATTCCGTAAGCGATTCGCTGGCTGAGATACGTCCGGAGCAGCGTGGTCTTAGCCCCGTCGCGAAAGACCTCGATGCCGAGGTTCCGGTTCTCCCTGGCCATGAGGGCCTGGCCGATCTGCTCGTGGAAGTGGGGAGAGGCCTGACGGAAGGTCTTGGGAAAGAAGAGCTTGCCGTAGAGTGTAAGGGACGTAGCGCCGAGCTGGACAGCTTCGGCCGTGGACAGCTCGCGGAGATCGGAGGGCAGGCTCATAGGTTATGGATATGGACCTTGAACGAGGGATGCCTCATCGCTATATCACGGGCGAGAACCACTGGCTCCGGGAACAGCGTCGCAGGGTCGTACCATTTCACGATCTCGCAAAAGTCGAACTTCCACAGGGACTCCGGGAAGATGAAGCGAAGGACGGGAAGATACAGCAACTTGAGCTGCGCCCAGGCATCCGGCGTGTGGTTATACTTCACCTCCACCACGGTGATCCAGCCCGCCTTGGTGTCGATGAGGAGCCCGTCGGGCTGGCACCAGCGCCAGCGGTTTCCCCCTGCGACGAAGAACTTGAGCCAGGGGCTGGCCACGTACCGGGTGGGGTAGGCCTGCTCGAGGTACGCCTGCACCCCCTTCTCGTACTTGACTCCGAGGAGCCGACGGCCCGTATACTGCTGGCGCCGGAGCTGGGGCTGGGCGCAGAACTCCGCCGAGAGGACGCGGCCAGCGGGCTTAAACCCCTGGGGCAGTGGGATGTTCACCGAGCTCTTTCTGATTATGCTTGCACCCCACGCAGTGCGGGTCGCCCACGTCCTTGCTGTACTGGCACTCCTTGCTGGAGCGGTCGGGGATGGAGCGGCCGCTTGCCCCGAGGTACGCGTCCCTCCGTTCCCGGTTGAAGCAGTCGTGCTTATCGTCCTGGGTCATGCTTTCTCCCCCTCGATGGTGACAGGTGCGGCTGCGTGGACTGGCAACGGCTCCAACGCGGCATGCGCCGCCTGGCCCACCTGTGTGGGAGACCCGGTATCAGGAAGCATCGGCCTAAGAGCCGCCAGCCCCATCGCCGCCTTCGCCTTGTCCAGGTCCGCGGCCGAGATGAAGAAATTGTTCTGCTGGTTCGCCACGCCAGCGCCTCCGACCTGCACGGCCACCTTCGACGGGGCGTAGCCGAGGCGGTGGAGCAGCTTGTCCGTGGCGTCGAGGATGAATTCCGGGTCCTCGGTCTGCTCCAGCTTCGCCACCAGCTTCTCCATCCCCAGGTCGGCCGCCAGCCGCATCTTCTGGGGAATGCTGTCAGCCACCCTCACCCGTATCCCCTCCTTCCGGCTCTCGAACTGAGCCTGGAACAGATCGCTGTGGATAAGGGTGGAGAGCCAGGCCTGGGTATAGCCGAAGTGGTCGGCCACCTCACGCAGAGCGAGCGAGGGGTTCAGCAACATGAAGTTCATCACCGACTCGTGTGTGTGGCTCAGGGACAGGACTTGCTTCTCGGCCATAAGGCCTCCTTTACGGCTTCGTTGACAGGCGTTCTTTCAGGGCGTAGCCCATCAGCGGCCACATCTTCTGTACTGCGTTCTGACGAGCAATCTTGCGGCCCAACTCAGCGTCGAAGTTCTCAGGACTGGCGCAAGCCGACTCACCGGTAACGGTGAAGCCGTTGCGCAGGACGATGACGCAGAAGGTTAGGAGCTCCAAGGCAGCCAAGTCATCATCATTCACTTTCGGGACTTCGCGACCAACATAACTCCCATTCTTAAGTGCTCCGAAGCGCCCATCATAGGCGGTGAAGTAATGCTCACTGACGATGTTCGCCTCAAGTGCAAACGGAGTGACACGAGGTGCAGTCAGCCCCTTAGCCTGGATTTCCTGTTCGATCTCATTGCAGTTATTCATGTGTCTCTCCTTGAATTCGGGCCGAGGAAAGCGCGAGCCTCCCCCGGTGAGGGTACTGCTTAGACCGGGTCGACCGCCGGGGTGAAGATGCCTTGCACCGCCAGCTTGATTTCTTCCAGATCTTCGGCCGAGGCCCCGGTTCCGGCCGCGATCAGTTCGTCAATCTTCGCCTGCAGCGCGGTAACCTTCTCCGCGACTTCGGCGCCCTCTGCCGCGATTGCGGCCAGTACTTCTTCCTTCGTTGCCATGATGTACTCCTTCAGGTTCACTTCAAGCCCGGCTATGAGTTTCGCCAGCTCATCCACGCCGGGATTATGGATGTGCAGTTCCTTAATATCGAACATCGTCAGTCTCCTGTCAACGCAGCCAGGCGAGAAAGCCTGTCCGACGGAAAGATGATACCCGGCCGGGTTGGAGATGTCAAGCGCTGGAGCGGAAAAGGGGGAGGCGCGAGGCGAAGATAGATGGGCGGAAGAATGGCGGAATTAACCTCCCCATCTATTCCAAAACTCGCGCAGTCACCCGTCTGGACTCCCCCCTACCTGTCGGGCCATGCGATGGGGGGGAGGCCCCTCCCGGCTGTAACCTGTTGATTATATTGAGGTTTTTCGATACCCACCTGGCATATGCTGGATGTGGGATACTGTGTTCATGGGGAGACGCGAACGAAGCGGCGAACCGGGTGAGGCGGCAGCGGGTTGATCCTAGCGCGAGGCTCACACTCTTTAACAATTTGAGAAGAGCTGTACGCTCGCGGGGGAAGTCCTTCGCGGGTAAGCCGGATACGTCCGGGGCTATTTTTGATAGGAGATTATCATGGCCAAGATGGAAAAAGCACCAGCTGTTCAGGCGGACAAGTTCCTGCGTAAGACGATCGTGGGGGATGTGATTACCTTTGCGCTGCAGAACGGGCTGAAGGTCGTGTTCAACCTGGGCAAGCTGCATAAGGACTGCGAGCAGACCGCGAAGATGCACGGGATCAGCCAGGTTATCGGCGACACCGCCGCGAAGTTCTCGAAGGAAAAGGACTTCCACGGGGCGTTCAGCGCCATGCAGCAGAAGGCGGATAATCTGGAGGCTGGTCTCTGGAGCGTTCGCGGAAGCGGTAGCGCTGATCTGGCGCAGGCGTTGAGCAACCTCGGCCTCGGCACGCTCGAGGATGTGGAGGCGAATCTGAAGCTGGCGTCGGACGAGGAGCGAGACGAGTTCCTGGATCAGCCCGCGGTCAAGGCGGAAATCGCCAAGATCAAGGCGGAGCGGGCGAAGGCGAAGGCGGAACAGGCCGAGCCGGCGGATCTGAAGAAGTTGTGGAAGGCGTTCAGCTCGAAGGGCGCAGCGGTCTAGCGGAAAGGGGGAGAGGGCTTCGGCCTTCTCCCTTTTTTTCTCCTGCGCCCCCGCGCCTGGGCGCCGTTCCGCTGTTGGAGGCTGGGGTTATAGGCTTTCGCTGAAGCATATACAGAATGCTCCAGTAAAGGGTTGCTCATGTGCATACAGGTAAAGGAAATATATAGCCATTGCACACACCCGTATAGACCAACATACAACTGCATACAACTGCATACCGGATATACACGTAAAGGTAATTCGAGACCCCCCCTTATCCCCCCTATTCCTGTCCCTATTAAATATCGCCTGAGATATCCGTCACCTGGAACCCCTCTATTAAGTTAGTTTTTTTTTTTTTTTTTTTTTTTCTAAGGAGCTCCCCCCCGTCTAGAATTGATGGGCCTAATAATAAACTAATTAACGGGCCGGATAAAGGGGGGGTCTTAATTACCTTTAAGTGTATATTCGGTATGCAAGTCTGTGCAAGTCTGTATGTTTCTGTGGGGATGAGGATAAATGTGTATGTAGGTCTAGTAAGCTCTTGACAATCTCCATTAATGTCATTAATATGTATATCCGATCAATCACCTGGAGCACCCCATGAGTAATAGTGTACCAACCCCGAAGCCGAGGCGAGGGCCAAAGCCTGGAACAAAGGGGAAAGCCCCCTCCTTGGAGAGCCAGACGGGGAAACTGTTCCTCGCCACGTTTCTCCTGCCGGCGGAGAACTACCCGCTGAGACTGCAGAACATGACGAGAGGGGCAGCGATCAACCTCTCGGTCGGGCTGAACCGAATCAATAAGGAGTACTGGAAGCTCGAGGGGGAAAATGCTGACCCGACGCAGCCGAAGTGGGTGGCGTACCTCTCAGCGAAGGCGAAAGCCGTCAGCGGGGAGGACGAGAGTCGGGCAGCGAGGGCTGCTTGTCGCGCAGGTCTTCCCGTTCCTCCTTGCGGCGACTGGTACGTGGAGATTAGCGAGAGCTATCTTCGGACAGGGAACCCTTCGCCAGCGAGAAAAAAGACCGTCGATTGGCTTGATGGGCTTCTCGCGCAGGTGGAAGCGGATACGAAAGAGGTCAGGGAAAAGCAGGCGAAGGAGGAAGCGGAACGGACTGAACGCTTGCGACTGGGAAAACTGGAGAAGGAACAAGCTCCATACAGGCAATATATGGGAGAGGGGGAAGCGGCTCCAACCCGGCCAGTTCCAGCAGCGCCTGCCGACGCGCTGTCCGACGCACTCAGCAAACACGGTTATGGGCTCGAACCTAACACAACTCCAGAAACCGCAATCCCACACAGTGCTCCAGCGAGACCATGGCTGATGAATGGAGGAGCGTGTACGCCGCTCCAACAGGAAGATAAAACAGTCATGCTGACCAAGGCTGAGGTCGAGGCCAGGTTAGCAGCGGAAGGGAAAAAGCCATGAGCAAGAACCGTTTCATCCGAGTACTCGTCTATCAAGGTAGTGACGAGTGGCTGCGAGTCTGCCGGAATACGAGAGCGATTCAAGGGACTTTCCTCTGCTC